GCTGGAGTTCAAGGAGCGCAAGCACCACTACGGCGTGAAGGCGATCCGCAACGTGGGCTATGGATACTGGCAGCGTGCCTGCCTGACGACCTTCGTCTGATCGCCTGACGATCACCAGGCCATGGCAGCACACATGCCATGGCCTGCCATATCAACTGTCGGTAACTGCATACATCTGTCGCCATGTTCACAGAAGACCTGTCCCCGTTCTTCGATGTCGCCGGCGGCTTCGCCCAGACGGCAACGGTGGGCGGGTCTTCGTTCGCGGTGATTTTTGACAAAGCCTACGTATCCGCTCTGGGTGGCATGGTCGAGTCCATTGGCCCAGCATGCATGGCGAAGTCCTCCGACGTGTCCAGCGTCGTGCAAGGCACCGCCATCACCATTGACGCAGTGGCCTACACCGTCACCGGTGTCGAGCCCGACGGCACTGGCATCACGGTGCTGCAACTGCGGGGGTAACCAGCCATGGCAGACCACGTGCAGCAACAGATCCTAGAGGCGGTACAGACGGCCCTGGTTGCTGCGGCCACTGCAGCCAGCACCCGCGTCTATCTGGACCGCGTCGACGAAATTCCGCAGGCGAACTTGCCGGCCATCGACATTCTGGGCCCGGATGACACCGGTGAGGAGTCAATCCAGTACCTCGCCATGCACTTCCCACCGGTGCAGCAGCGTTCGTACACCTTCGCGATCAGCAGCATTGCCGCGCTGGCCACCGGCTCTGCCAAGGCAGCGCGCAACCTGGCCAAACAGGTCGAAGCCGCTTTGCTGGCGGCCATAGGCAGTATCACCGTCGGCGGCAAGGCCATCGACTTGGTGATCGCCGAGAGCGCCGAGCGCAAGGATGGGGCCGGCGCGCTGCCCATGTTTGCTGTGCGGCAGACCTGGCAGGCCCAGTACATAACCACCGGCGGCACGCCCGACGTACCGCGCTGACTCCCCCACTTTTTACAGGAGAACCCCATGTCCACCATCAACGTCTGGTCGAAAGTCGCGGTTGCAGTGCAAACCGTGCTCGCAGCTGCCAAGACCATCACCGCCATCACCAAGGCCAGCCCGGCCGTGGCCAGCTCCACCGCCCACGGCTACGCCGACGGCGACATCCTGCTGATCAAGGCCACCGGCATGACCGAGGTGAACCACATGGTTGTGCGGGTCGACAACAGCGTCACCAATGCGTTTGACCTGGAGGGGGTGGATTCCACGCTGTTCGGTACCTTCGTGTCGGGCACGGCCGAGAAGCTCACCTTCGGCGCCTCTGCGGCCACCTTCACCGATGTCAACGCCTCCGGCGGCGAGGCGAAGGCGGTGGACATCACCACCATCCACGACGACACCGACAAGGAGCAGCCCGGCTCGAAGACGGCGCTGAGCTACAGCTTCGGCAGCCTGTGGGATCCGGCCGACCCCGCGCTGGTCGAGCTCAAGAAGGCCGACAACGTCAAGGGCGAGCGCTGCGTGGCGCTCACGTTCGCCAGCGGCTCCAAGGTCTACTTCAACTGCTACCCGTCCGCCAGCCTCGCGCCTGGTGGCTCCAAGGGCGAGGCCGTCACCACCCAGGTCGGCTTCAAGCTGCGCGGCCCGATCACCGCCTACTCGTCCTGAGGCGGCCCGCAATGACCGTCGTCACGAAGGCTGGCATCGCCAGCCCGGTGCTCCCGAAACAGAGCGTCGAGGTCGAGCCGCTGGGCGGCGAGGTGGTCGTGCGCGGCCTGCTGCTGGTCGAGCTGCTCGGCGTGCAGCAGCGCATCGCCACGCTGCACCAGGCGGCGGGCGGCGGCGACCATGCCGCCAGCGTCAGCGAGATCGTGCCCGATGTGCTCGCGCTGTGCGTCCTGGATGCCGATGGTGTCTCGCTCTTCAGCCGCGCGGAGTGGCAGATCTTCGGCGGCCAGCACCAGGCGGCCGCGCTCAACTTGTTCAACGTCGCCTGGCGGCTGTCGGGCATGGACAGGACGGGCACCGCAAAAAACTAGCGCGCCGGCCTGAACTGCGATTTGCGCTCAGGCTGGCGCAACGGATGGGGATGACGATGCAGCAGCTCGGCGAAACCATGACGGCGCAGGAGTTCGGGGAGCACTACGCGCTGGAGTGCGAAGAGCCTGTCTCCAGCGGCACCTTCAAGCTCCTGTCCAAACTGCTCGCGGCCATTGCGAATGGCCCGCTGCAGCCGCCGGCCGCGGGCCGGATCTGGGCGCCGCACGACTTCATGCCGGATCTCTGGAAGGACATTGCCGAGGATGAGCCGTCCGATCAGGCCCCCGAGAACATGACCGTCGACCAGATCATGGCCCGGGCACGTACTGTAGGCATGGTGCACTGATATGGCGGACGCACAGGCTCGGATCCGGATCACCGCACAGGACGATACCGCTGCCGCCTTCAAACAGGCCAGCAGCAACATCGCGGCCCTGCAGAGCAGCGCGCTGACCCTCGCGGGATCGCTCGGCGGTGCGTTCGCCGCCGGCGGCCTGGCATCCATCGTCACCAGCGCGATCGACGCCGTCGACAACCTGCGGGACTTGAGCCAGACCACTGGCGTCGCCATCCAGGGCTTGGGCGGACTGGGCTTCGCCGCCTCGCAGAATGGCGGCAGCCTGGAGGGCGTGGCCAGCGCCGCCGGCAAACTCAACAAGACCCTGGCCGAAGCCGCGGCGGGCAGCCAGAAGGCGCTGGAGCCCTTCCGGCTGCTGGGGATCAGCATCCAGGATGCCGCCGGCCAGACCAAGACGGCGGATGTGGTGTTTGCCGAGGTGGCCAGCCGCTTCGCCACCTTTGCCGACGGTCCTGAGAAGTCGGCGCTCGCGCTTCGCCTGTTCGGCAAGGCGGGTGCCGAGCAGATCGCACTGCTCAACGAAGGCGGCGAGGCGCTGCAGGCCAACATCGAGTACTACAAGCAGTACTCGAAGGTCACTGCTGAGCTGGCCGCGAGGGCGGACGCCTTCAATGACACCCTGGGCAAGGTCGCGCTGCAGGGGCGGTCCTTCGGAACCACTCTGGCGGCGGAGCTTCTGCCCGCGCTGCAGGCCGTCGCCGATGAGTTCCTGAGTCTGCAGGAGCAGGGCGGGGCCTTTAGCTTCATCGCATCGGCTGTGCGGGTGGCGTTCGAAGCCATCGCCATCCTGGGCGCCAACGTCGTCTTCGTGCTGAAGACCTTCGGCCGGGAATTCGGCGCCATTGCCGCGCAGGTTGTCGCGCTGGCCAATCTGGACATCAAGGGCTTCAACGCAATCAGCGAGGCCGTCAAGGCCGACGGCGTCAAGGCCCGTGCCGAGCTCGATGCGCTCGAGCGGCGCATCCTGGGCATCGGCCGCATCGACCCCAACGACGAGTCGGCGGCGGAGCGGCGCCGGCTGGGCCTGGGTGGGCAGACGCGGGCGGCCGGGCCGGCGCCTCGCCTATCGGCCGATCCCAGCGGTCGTGCGGCGCAGGAAAAGCGCGCCATCGACCTGACCAACAAGTCGCTGCAGTCCTACGTCGAGACCCTGGAGAAGCAGCTCCAGAAGAACCAGAACCTGACCGCCACCGAGCAGGCGCTGGTCTTCCTGCGCGAGAAGGGCGCCGGCGCCACGCTGGAGCAGACCGCCGCGATTCTCGGCCTGGCCCGGGCGCTCGATGCCGAGGCTGAGCAGCTGGACCGGATCCGGCTCAAGCAGCAGCTCGCGATCGAGGCCGGCGACCAGGTCGACCGCGCGAACGCTGAACGGGCCCAGCGCCTGCAGGGGCTGCTGGCCGACACGCCCTCCCAGCGCTTCGAGCAGCAGCGGCAGGACCTGGAGCTGCTGCAGGACGCCTTCGAGCAGTTCCGCCGGACCGGCGGCCAGCTGGGCATCAGCGAGGAGCAATACACCCAGGCCGTCCAGAAGCTGGCCGGCATCAACACCGAGCTGGAGAAGAGCAAGTCCATCGCTGAAGAGCTGGGCCTCACCTTCACCAGTGCGTTCGAGGACGCGATCGTGGGCGGCAAGAGCTTGTCCGACATCCTCAAGGGCCTGGAGCAAGACGTGCTGCGCATCGTCACCCGCCAGCTGGTCACGAAGCCGCTGGGGGATGCCATTTCCGGCGCCGTCAGCGGTTCGGGTGTGGGAGGCTTCTTCAGCAACATCATCGGCAGCCTGTTCGGAACCCGCGCCACCGGGGGCCCGGTGCAGGCCGGCGGCACCTACCTGGTGGGGGAGAAGGGCCCGGAGCTGTTCAAGGCGCCGGTCAGCGGAACCATCGTGCCCAACAACCAGCTGGGTGGCGCCATGGGCCGATCGCTGGCCATCACCATCAACCCGCCGGCCGGCATGAACCGGCAGAGCGCATCGCAGTTCGCTGCCGACGTGGCGCGCCAGATCAGCCTGGCCGACCGCTACAACAACTGAGCACACCATGCCGGCCTCGATCCTTGACGACGTGATCTTCCCGGATACGCTGGTCGCCGTGGCCGCCCGCGGGCGCAAGCGCTGGGCCACGGCTATCGCCACGAATCAGGGCGGCTACGAGACGCGCAACGGCCTGCGGGTGCAGCCGCTGCGGGAGTACGAGCTTGGCATGGTGCCCAGGACGGTCGCGCAGTGGATGGCGATCGACACCCTGCATGACGTCGTGCGCGGTTCGCTGTACGGCTTCCTGCTCAAGGATCCGACGAACAACGCGTGCACCGTCGCGGACGGCCTGCTGCGGCCGCTGCCGGCGTCGCTCAGCGGAAGCCTTGGAACGACCGGTGCAGGCTACGGCGTGCCGAACTACCGCCTGCTCAAGCGCGGCACCTCCGGAGCCAGGACGCACGACCGGGACATCCGCAAGCCTGTGTCCACGGGCTTCGCTCTGTACCGCAACGGGTCGCCCGTCACCCTGGGGGCATCGGCCGGCAATGCTGCGCTGGACGCCGTCAATGGCAACGTGACCTTCGTGGCCGATTCCTCCAGCGCCGTGACGGCGGTGACCGTCGGCGCCACCACCCAGGTCACGCTGACCGCCGCGCTGAGCGGCCTGGCCGTGTCGGGGCGGTTGTACCTGAGCGGCCTGACTGGCACCCACGCCGCCGATCTCAACGGGCTGAGCCACCAGGTAACCGCGATCTCTGGCGGTGGCCTGAACGTCTACACCCTGGCCACCAACACCGCCGGCCGGACAATCACCGCCGCCGGCAACGGCTACAAGTACCCGCAGCCGTCAGACGCGCTGACCTGGGCCGGCCAGTTCCTGGTGCCGGTGCGCTTCAAAGACGACGACATCGACTGGTCGATGGTGATGGGGCATGCCAGCACCGACACGCGCCTGGTGGAGGGCCCCAGCGTGCTGCTGATCGAGGTGCCCGTCCCATGAAGGCCCGCAGCCTGGCGCTGACGGGGCACCACAACGACGCGGTGCAGACGCGTGCATGGTGCTGGCGGGTCACGCGCACGGACGGCCAGGTCTTCGGCTTCACGTCGGTCGACCGCGACCTGGTCATTGATGGCGTGACGTACGCGGCCGCCACCGGCATCAGCCCGTACGCCATCGCCGGCCGATCGGATCTCAGTGTGCAGAACATGCAGGTGGCCGGCCTGCTGGACAGCACCGGCATCACCGAGGAAGACATCGCCGCCGGGCTCTGGGATGGGGCATCCGTCGTCAACTTCGAGGTCAACTTCGACGACCTCACCCAGGGCACCATGGTGCTCGCCACGGGTGTGCTGGGCCCGGTCCGGGCAGGCCGAGTCGCCTTCGAGGCGGAGCTGCGCGGGCTGGCCCAGCGGCTGCAGCAGCCCATCGGCGAAGTCTTCACGATCGGCTGCCAGGCAAGCCTGGGCGACAGCCGCTGCAAGGTGTCCCTGGCCAGCTGGACGGTCACCGGCACCGTGACCGCCGCGGCCAGCGCTCGCGCATTCACGGACAGCGCCCGCGCTGAGGCCGCCCACTACTTCACGGCCGGCCTGATCACCTGGACCAGTGGCGAGAACGACGGGCTCTCGATGGAGGTGCGGCTGCATTCCACCGGCGGCGTGTTCGAGCTGGCCCTGCCCATGCCGCACGCCGTGGCCGTGGGCGACACCTACAGCCTGGTCGCCGGGTGCCGCAAGCGCGCGATCGAGGACTGCAAGACCAAGTTCAACAACATCCTGAACTTCCGCGGGCACCCGTACGTGCCCGG